TTCCAATCCGTTTGGGCGCTAGGAATCTCTAGCTGCTGCGGAGCATACAACTCACACATCAGACTAGCCCAAGAATCAAAAGAATGAAACCTTGGGTCATAAACAAGTGCTGGGCCTCTAATATCCATTGGACGCCTTAATTCTCTTTTTACCCAAACGAGGATCTGTATAACCCTCTTTGGATTTTCTAATTGCCCAAGCAGCAATCATTTTTGCTCGCGTTTCTTCTGAATGTTTTCTTCCAAAAAAATGATTTTTTTCCCCAAATTTTCCATACATTGGATTTGCCGAGGTTGACATTCTTTCGCTTCTATTCTTAACCTCTTCTTCACTAAATTTGTACCCATAACCACCATCTCCACCATCAGTCAAGTTGTAACCACCAGGAGATTTAGAATTGTATTCTTTAATGAGTAGTCTTTCAATATTGCAAGCATCCTCCCATGAAAATGCATCAGCAATATGTTTAAATTCAAATGCATCAACGCCATATTTTTTTATAGCTCTTTGCAGTCTAGACACTTCTCTGTTTCTGCAATGATCTTTCCATCTTGCTTCTAAATCTTTTGTTATGCCAACATAGCATTTACCATTTAATATGTTTGTAATGACATAAACAGAAATTTTTGTATCAATATCCACGCGTATCTCCCGCCAAATCTGCATTTAAGAGCACGCGCCCCAATTGATAGTCACCACCAGCTTCATTAGACACAAACTTCAATCTAAGCTCCCGCCGCTGTTCTTTCATGTCAATTTTATTGGTGTTTGCATCAAACACATAAGGGACAGATTGAGCATCATCCGATTGTGCATAGGGACGACCTGTGACGTAAAGAGTCATATTACCCTCTAACACAAAATCAGGCTCTACCCTCTCTAGCCTTAGCCATCTGTTTGCTCCAGTCATGGCGGGTTCTGAGGGGCCTCCAGAGACCCATCCTAGATCATTGGTCTCAAAGTAGCTTTCAATCGCATTGACGTTCTGCCCGTTGATGGCATCTGTTCCAATCTCATGTTGGAGGATTTCAATTCTGTTCTCTGGTGTAGAAAATGTAAGGGGTACTGTGGCCGTTGCGGTAGCCGAGGCAGACATCTGAATGCCTTGTGCATACAAAGTTGCAACAGGAACAGAGAACCCAGCACCAGTTCCACCCAACTCAGTATTGGATGCGCTCAGAACATCTCCTACTTGGTAGCCAGCGCCTCTAGATGTTACGGTAACGGTTGTTACAGCGCCTAGAGCAACGGTTACAGTAGCCTTTGCGCCGCTTCCGCTGCCACCAGTAAGAGTGACGTTGGTGTAGGTGCCGATAACGTAACCTGCGCCTCCAGTAATCGTTCCTAGCGTCTTAATGCTGCTGGTCTTTATGGCGGTAACGTAAGTATTTGTTGGAATGCCTGAACCAGAAATGATCAGCCCCAAAACAACTTGAGTGTTGTACGTGTCTAGGTACAAGAATTGGCTTCCGCTTACCGTGTTAAATGAAGAAGTAAAAACGGTAGCCGCTGGGGATGTATCCCAATTAGCTTGTACAGGATAGTGAAACACTTGCGAAAAGTAACCAGCCGAGCGGCGAGCACCTAAAGCTTGGCCAGCGTCGTACCAAATGTTTTCACGGGTGTTGTAGATGATAGCGTCAGTACACTCAGTAGCGTCACCTCTAGGGTAGAACCACCAAACCTCACCAAAACGAGGTACTTTGCTGACCCAAACTTTTTGCCTTTGAGCATAGTTCAGGTTGTCAAAGAAATAATTTTGGTTCATGTTGTTAGGAATTTCCTTAACAACACCGTTGTACATCAAGAAACGGTCTACTCCGCACCAATAATAAACACCATCGTATTCAATTGCAGATTGGCTAGACAGAATAGAAGACTGCGAGCTGATGATGTCATAACGCCAATATTGTGGGGGGCTTCCTGCTCCACCTATGTAAGACACACGTACTAGGCTATCAAGGCTCCAAAACAGCCCAGAAGGCGCGTTAGAACCGCCCCTGACGGGCAACCCTTGGACAATCTTTCCTGTGGCCACGTTGACCGCATTAGCGTCTGCTGAAACCCAGTCTTGAGCATTGCCCGCAGAACAGTTCTGAATCAGACCATTGTTGCCATAGACAAATACGTACGGATGAAGTGTCACTACGCCACCAGACACAGTAATATTATTGCTAAAAGTTGCAACAATGACTCCGGCTGGAATTACGCTAGATAGAGTTATGTTGGTTGTGGAGACCGAGACCACCGTGGTGTTTGGTGGGATGCTGGTTCCTGTTATGGTTTGTCCAGCGCCAATCAAAGGATTTAAAGCTGGAATAGTTACTACAGCAGTGCCAGTAGAGGTAATTGTGGCGGTAAATGTGCCAATCTGTGACATGGTCGTGCCATTAATGTCGCCAATTAGGACGGGCGTATTAAAGTCGTTGTCAACTGAGGCGAGGTTTTGCCCTGGGTGTGCCAGCAATGACTGCACTCCAGCACCAGCAACATCATAGAAGCCATCAAATTGCCAAAGATTTAGGTTGGAGGCAGTAAAGTTTGATAGCGCAAAGTTGTTAATGCCAGCCCCAATGCCGTTATCATCAATAGTAAGCACTTGCAAACCATTGTTATAACCACTGAAGATATAGTTAAATGCATTCTGAGCATTAACCCAAATGCCCCTTGATGGGCCTGTTAGTTGATCGGAAATGACACGATACCCGCCCATCTTTCTAGGGCGTCCACGCTGAAACCTTACCCAGCGACCATCATTGTAAAATTGCTTATCAAAGATGGTTCCGTCCCGTTGGACGCCAGGTTTGGTGTCAAGAGCAAATACCTTTTGCGTCATTAGAACACTCCGCCCGAAATGCCGCCTGTAAAGGTTCCTGTTCCGTTTATGTTCAGCCCAGAAGATGACAACGTAAACAAGTTGACGCCAAGGATGGCCATTGCCAGTTCAGCAGTTGCGGAACGATAAATACCTGTAGAAGACTCTGCTGCAAAATTTAAAGCTGGTGCGCCTACTGAGCCAGAAACCAAAGAAACGGTGGTGGCTCCAGCAGCAATCGTAGATGCGTTTAATAAGTTTACAGAGTCACACAGCAAGATCACCTGTTGACCCGCGGGAACGGTTGCTGTGCCACCTCCAGCCCCTGTGGTAAAGGTAATGGTGTACCCCGCACCAGTTCCATTGGTTTGGTTGGTAACGTAGTAAACCTGAACAGTTTGGGGGACTGTAACGGTTACATTGCCGCTTAGAGTACCAGTATATTTTTGTACTACATTTGCGGCTTCAGCGGAAGTTAAAGAATAACTGCCAGATGTAACAGCTTTGGTAAGCTGCGTAAAATTAAACTGAGTGCTGCGTCCAAGACCGACGGTGTAGAAAGCCACACCAGAGCAGCAGATAAAGCAGGAATCAGAAGGCTGTAAAGAAATAGAAGCTGCACCATTGATCAGGTTTCCTCCAGAGGGGGCCACGGTCAAAGTGCCAGTCCCGCCATTACGCAGCATCATAAACCAATCGTTACCTAACGTAACGGCCGATGTAAGGGTCAGCGTTCCTGCGCCGTTGTCCCACACGTAGTAAGAAGCTCTGTCAGAAGCAATAGCGGTATAGGCAGAAGAGAATGTGGTGACGTTGTGAGCTGCATTTAGGGTGTTACTGATAGCTTTTAAGCCATATCCAGCCAATGCACCAGCGTCTACGTTAGAAGATCCAACGCCAAAGGCAATGTTGCCCCATGTTCCTGCTATGGTGGCGTTTGTGGTGATGTAGATGTAACGTGAAGCACTAGGAGCCACGCTTGCAATAGAGTTGCCAGCAGCATCTTTAACGGTAAAGATATTAGCGCCGATGTTTCGGATCAGGGCGTCTTGACCCACAGAGGCTTGATTGGCGGGGGGCATAGACAAAGACAAGCCAGCAGTAGTGGCTGTAACGTCCATAATCCGAGCGGCCACATTGTCTGTAACGCCACCGTTAATCGGCCAAAACAGTTGGGTATTAGCAGAAAGCGTAACGGATCTGTAAGAAACGTCCGTAGGTTGGATTACGTTTCCCGTGAAGGGCGAAATAAAGCTCATATATCCCTCGCAATCGCTTGACGATCCCCAATTCGGGCAACGTCTTCAGTTTTCAGTACATTCATGATTTGTTCATATTGAGCTTGCCACATAGGAATGCGCTCATCGTTTTTCAGGAACGGCATGGCTTGCAGGAGTGATCCATAAAGCAAAGCTTGCGGAGCGTATTCTGTGAACCAGTTGCTTTGATTGGTTGCGTCTAACGGCTGGACACGCTCGTAATACAGCACTTCATAGGCGTAATCATCATCAGGCGTAGGTGCAATCATCCAATGCGTGTAGTCGTAATCACAATAGAAGAAAGGCACATCTTGTTGTGTAGGGTTTGGCCAATATTCTCTTAGGTATTCGTACTTTCTCAAGAATATGGGTTGGCGCACGCCGTTAACCGTCACATTCATGGATACGGTTTTCCTCCAGCGGGCTGGCTTATCTATGACGTTTTCGCCTTGAACCATGTTGCTTGTAGCAACAGTTAGGTTTCCAAGAAACTTTAAATCCGCAGCCATGACTTGTTCCGCCAACATGATAAATGTGGGGATCTTGTCAAGAGTCGCTTGGTCGGTACGCTCCAAATATGATTGGATGTTCTCTACCAGCGACGAATACGTCATTACGGAGGCCATTACCAGTTACCTTTCTTTGCTCCAGCCATGTTGGCCACCAAAGATGGGTACTTAGTACCCGTGCGCTTTGCGAAAGCCTTTGCGGCTTTGATCTGGTTAGGGCTTAACTCTTTTGGCTTGCCAAGACTTTTAGGGCGGGTTTTTTCCCACACGGGCTTTGTTGACATTTTAAACCTCCCATTCAAAAATGACAATGTTTATTACATAAGGGCACATTCAACTTGGCGTCTTTTTAACAAACCAGGCAGCACCTTACCCCCGCCTTTAGTCCAAAGCATCAATTGCTCTTTAGCCCCATCCCAGTCTTGGGCGTTGATTTTGCGCTTTAGGGTGCTGGTTTGGAGTCTGCCCACACCTAAGTTATAACAGAAGTCCACAACTGCATTGCATTTGCGCTCGTCTGTAGCAAGTATGGGGCAGTTTTTAAGTACGCCAGGCAAGTAAGTGTGCTGTAGCTCGCCCATTAATAGATCATTAGCGGCTTCTTGGCTTATTGATGAATCATTCAGGGTGACTTTTTTGCCATCAGCATAGTAAGTCGATCCATACCCAATAGTGGGGATTCCAGCGGGGCAAAGATAGGGCTTTGCTCTGAAGCCCTCAAATCGCTTACAAAGCTCTGCGGCAATCTCTAGGTTCATTACAAACCTCGTTTAGCCAATGTGCGGTCAAGTATCCAGTAGTTAACTACACCAGAAAGCAAAGCCATGTCATCTACAGTCCATGCGCTTTTCAATAATTCTGGGATGGGCTGACCATTAGCATAGCTTAGAG